AATAATAATTCTGCCAGCCTGACCTGAAAGAGTCCGGCCTGTTGCGCGCCCATTACGCCTTTCGTCTCGCCCCCAAAAGTAACTCCTGTCAGCCGGACACTCGGGCTGTATTACTGCACTCTGGCTGTAGCGGAATCCTGAACGCACACTGACTGGCATTCTGTTAATAGTTATCAGCAGATATAAGATAAACCCTGAGTCAACTTCCGTCGTGGCTAAATGGAATGATTGGGATTATCTATGGAGAGGCGGATACCGTTGTAGTACTGTCGGTGAAGCATTCTAAGAATGGTTAAGTTGCACCTAAGGATGACTCATACGCCAACTAACCGCCAGTAAAGCAAGCAGTGATGAGATGGAGCGGCAGAGGTTTGAGGCCTGGCTTAAAACGATATTCTTTCCAATTATAAGCCGGTAAGAGGATGGTAAATATTCATCCGTTTACGTCCAGCTAAGATGGGAATCATGGCGGGCAGCCTTAAGCAGCAAGCAAGAGAGCACATGAAAAACGATAAAATAAATTTTGAGTTCTGTAACCTCGAGTTCGAGATTTATGCTGATTCGTTGGGATTCGATCTTCATACCTATGAGGGCGAGTACGACGACCCCGGCACAGCTAATGCATGGAAGTGCTGGCAGCATGGATCGCCAGCAGCAAGCGGGGGACAGACGTATGAGGTACTCACGTCAGTAACCAAAAAGACCAAGATGTTAAATCATGGGAAACGTAATTCATTTAAGGCCCGACCACTCCGCAATCTCTACGAATTCATCGGTATCATCCACGATACCAACCCCATACCAGAGCAGAAGCGCATCGCTGATGAGGCTTTAGCGTTGGTGCAGAGGATGATTGAGGCCAAACATGGAGACACAACGCTACCTGTTGCGTAACAACCTCATCCTACAGAACTGCATCAGCGCCATTCAGCAACTACCCGCCGACACCGAAAAACCTCTGCAAGTAACCATCCAGGAAGATACCCGTAGCCTTGCGCAAAACCGCATGCTTTGGGCTTGCCTGCATGACGTTGCGAGTCAGGTTGTCTGGTATCGCAAGAAGCTGGATAGCGAATCGTGGAAGCATATCTTCAGCGCCAGCCTGAAAGGGCAGGAGACAGTGCCTGGTATTAACGGTGGATTCGTCGTTCTCGGGCAGTCAACCAGCAAGATGCGCGTCAGCGAGATGCGGGACTTAATCACATTGATACATGCCTTCGGTGCCGAGCGTGGCGTCAGGTTCAGTGATGAATCAGCGCAGGCGGCAGAATGGGAAAAAAGATTTGGGAGTGCAGCATGAGCAAAATTAAAACCGCAGTACTGGAATTACTATCTGATGGTAAGGGGCATACCACAACTGAGATTCTCGACTCAGTCACCAAATCCTGCTGCACCAGTCGCGGCAACGTCATCAAAGTTATCCATACACTATCCGGCGGACACCACATCATCAAGCAGCATGTCGATGGAGATAACAACTTTTGCCGGTACAAGCAGATTGATTTCGGCGGGGGATTTGGTCTGAGCCTAAATATGGCAATGTTTAATGGTCTGCTGGCGAAAGTCAGAGGTACGCATGAAACTTACGCCATTCACTCATGAACCCTGCGATACATCTACCGCCGACGAACTCCTCTCCCGATACAAACTCCGAAACATCCAGGCAACCAAAACGCTCGCATTCGATCCGCGCCTGTGGATTGTGACTGCTATGTTGCCAGAGTACAGGGAGAAGCCAATACCAAACAGGAAGTATAAAAACCCTATGCGGAGCAGATTATGAATGACCGCTGCTGCCAATGTCACACCATCCTCACTTCAGAGGATAAGTATCACTACGGCGCTAACTGCGAATCCTGCGAGTGCATATCGAATGGGAGAACCATGAGCAGCACAACCCAATCAAGTCAGCCTACTGGCGATGGCGTGCAGTCTGCTACTGCGTACGTTGGCTGTGGAATAAGCCTAAAGCCATTCGAGGTCTACGCCTGCACAGATTGCCTCAACTTCTGGCTGATGTCATATCTAAACGGGTTAATGGGAGAAGATGATGGTTAAGGCTAAAAAGCCGAAGCCGAAGCCGAAGCCGAAGCCAAGAAAATGGAAAATCTATCAAATGGTGCAGAGACCTGCTGGAGGCATCTGTGTTTCACGCGATAAATTCAGATCTGGAAGCCATCAGGGACAAACGTGCTGCGTAAATCAGATAAATGATAAAAGTATGTTGAAAACGCGAAATGGAAGTGCTAGATTTCTGATAAGCTCGTGATATAGTACATTGAGCAATAGAATTTAGTTAGCCGTATCTATTTTGATTGTTGAAAAGCCCCGCAGGTTGAGAAGACTGCGGGGCTTTTTTCATGAGAAAAATGACCCAGCTGCAGACCCAGCAATTGTTGTCACTAAGGGATGCTCTAAAAACTTCATGAGCAATCCTTTCGCTTCTGATTTCTCTGTATCTGTGGCAGATGATTTATCAATGGTATTGATCATGTTCTGAATGTTCTCGCGGAACTCCATGCTATTGTGATTGCCAATCTGAACGTTACTATTACTACCAACATTTATAGTTTGGTTCTTCACCGTATAGGACTCCGAAGAAGATATGGGTTTAACTTTGAGCTGAAAGTGCGGCCCTTGCCGACCAATACCAGTGCCATAAAAATGACACTCATTGATCAACTTTAATTCCTCATTTTGATTCGGAAGGATTCGCGCTACTTGATCTCCATCCGCAACATCAGCTAATTGGTCGTTAATAAATACTGTCGAGCCGGCGAATTTGGCTTTATATGGACCTAATCTTCTTCCGTCAGGCTTGATAACGAACGCATCTTCAGACTTAACTAGCATAGAAACTTCTCCATAAGTTTATTTTAAACGATGAAATGAATTCTATTTAGAACATCCTCTCATTAATAAGATTAGTGATAGATTTCGATGAGTGAAACCCTGATATTTAAACAGTAGTATTAATTAATTTGGCTTGCTGTAAAATATGGCTAACATTGTTACCCCATAACATTTTCAAAATCAGCAATCATAACCATTCACTAAATTAAAATAGGTCACCTATGAGGTGACTTTTCTTTTTCGCCCATACCAATCACTGCAAATTATGGATTTCCCTAAGTGGTATTGGGCGTTCTTTTACATCTCAGGCCGGAAATCTCTGGCGTTGCCGGAGACGGCTATGAACAGCACGAAATACCCTGGCTTGCGAGGTCAGGCATGAATGAGAGTTTATTTACCAGTATTGGCGCATTGTTGCTTGGTGGCGGTGCGGTAGCACTTTTCTGGAAGCCGCTGATAGCTGGCATTACCTCAATCGTCACTAACAACCGCGCCTACGGGTAACGAAAGATTCAGAAGTGAAGTAAACAGGCTGATCGCCACACTGGAGGACGACAGCGATGCAAACAACAAATAAAGCGGGGCATAAGCGCAATGTCATCATTGGCTCGCTTCTGCTTCTAATGAGCGTCATCTGCATCATCATGACAATCATCTTTGTCTACGTCAGCAATCAGGCTAACGAGAGAATTGACGGCATCAGGGCCGACTATCAGAAAGTGGCAGAACGTCGGGACAAGAAAGTAAGCCAACTTGCAAAACAGGTTGAGCAGATGCAGAAGCAGAAGCAGTTAAGTCAGATACCCGACCAGACAGCCAACAAAACCGCCGACAAAGTTAACCAGGTCGTTAAAGAGGATGAAGCCAAATGAGTCAGATCATCGCCATTCTCAACTTTGAAGAAGGTTTTCGTCCTAAACCCTACATTGACACTGAAGGTTATCCCACGGTAGGGACGGACTTTCTGATTGTGCCAAAGGGTGCGGCATTAAGCAATTACACCTTCTCCCTCTCAAAGCAGATTTCAGACGTCTGGCTGCAGGAGCTTGTAGATAACCGAATCCAGCAGATGAATGCTAAGCCGGCAATTCTGGCAGCGCTCAATAAGTGCAACCCAGCGCGAAGGGATGTGCTTATCAGCATGGCTTACCAGCTCGGAACGGATGGGCTGGCTGGCTTCAAGAATACCCTGGCTATGGTTGCTGCAGAGAATTTCGCAGGCGCAGCCAGTGGAATGCTTAACAGCCTGTGGGCCAGGCAAACACCAAAGCGCGCTAACCGGCATGCAGAGGTAATGCGCACTGGCACATATGACATCTACAAGGGCCTCATCTGATGGACGTATTCAGCATGCTTCGGGGTTCATCAGGCTCGATATCTCTCAGTCGAACGCAGGCTGCTGTGGCTTTTATCGTTTGCTGCGGCGTTGTTGGCTGGCAGGCGTACAAAGGCACGCTTTCAGACGTCACATTCGGTCTTTTCTTTGGCTTTGCCACCGCCGGCTACATCGGTGCGAAAAAGATTGCATCAGACAAAGATCTCAGTGAACAGAAGCTCGATGCAGGAATCGACCCGGGGAATAACCATGAGCACGATTGAGTTAATCATAAGTGGCGTTGGCGTTCTGATAGCTCTTGTTGCAGGCGCATTTGGTCTTGGTCACTCGAAAGGAAAAGCCAAGGCAGAGTATCAGGCTGCAGAAAGAGAAACACAGACCAATATCGAATCCATGAAGGCGGCCACACAGCGCCAGACAGAAACAGCGAAAGGAGCATCTGATGTTCATGAAAGTGTTTCCCGTATGCCTGGCAGCGCTGTTGATGACGAGCTGCGCAAAGACTGGCTCAACAAGGGTTGAGGTAGTGAATACTGGATGTAATTGGGTGAAGCCAATCAAGGTGACAGAGGCCGATATCATGACGATGGATGAGCACACTAAGCGTGCCATCCTGACCCACAACAAGACATGGAAAGCTAATTGCCAGCAGGAAGAGAGATGAGTGGGTACTCGATCTACAACATCCTTTCAGGTGTCTGTATCGGCGCGCTCATTATGACCTGGATCGGAATATGGTTCTGGTCTCGTCAGGAGAGCAGACACCGTAATGAGTTATGCAGGCTACAGCAGCAAATAATCACCGAAGTGAAAAGCAGCCTCAAGAAGTAACGGGGCCTCGCAAAAGCGGGGCGTTTTTATAACCGCCCGATGGTGGTCGGTTAATACAGTGTCATTACATCTGCGCAGTCGCATGCGCATCTTAACGAGAGCCTTTCAGTAAGCGAGCCTGAGAATTGCCGTTATAGGTGGCGACCTCTCTCGGGCGGCTTTTCTGTGCGAACAGGCTCACTTTCTAAAAGGTAGAAACGCAATGACCTATCCAACCGTAATAGTAAACGGCGTATCCGTTCGCGTAGACAAAGGTGGTCGCTATGACCTGAATGATCTGCATGCAGCTGCAGTACTGAAAGGCAAAGCAACAGAAGCTCAGCGGCCAAGTAAGTTCATGCGCAGCTCTCAAATTGGCCGATTTGTAGACTCCCTGACCAAAGCCCAAAAAAGGGCTTCGGTAAAAGTTATCAAAGGTGGTCTAGAGTCTGGCATATGGGGTCTTGAGTTAGTGGCGATTCGCTATGCTGCCTGGCTCAATCCAGACTTCGAAATCAGGGTATATGAGACCTTCTGCGAGGCTGTATTGAATGGCATCAGCCACTTGAGCCAACAACTCAACCGTCTTGACCTGCTAATAGCTACAGAAACAGAACAGGTAAGCGGATGTGCTCGCACCATGAACAAATGGGGCAGGGGCGGACGCAAGGCGCTACTCAATAATGCCCGCGAAAGCATTATCGAGCAGATGGATCCTGACATGGTTTCACTGATGGAAGGTAAGGCCGCATAAGAAGTGAGAGAGCCTCTTTCACAACGGCTCTTTACATCATGATTCAGCCTTTATGGAGAGAGACAACACGTATGGATCATTAGTGTTTTTTTTCCGCAATGATTTTATCGTAATTGTCGCCAACTTGATTGGTGCATAACTCGGCGTTAGAGCCAGAGTGTGGTATGCCAGCCTGTCCATGCAATTTATCGAGGTACATTTGATAGGCTTTTCCCAAGTCTCCAGTTGGATGGAAAACTCCCTCTTGGCCGCAAATATTAATGATGAGGGTGTCAATTTTTTCAGGTCTAGCTGTAGCATTAAAACCAAATGTTATTAAAGCGAGTGAGAAAATAATCTTTTTCATAGTAAAAGCCATGGCCTTCGGTTGAGTGTTTGCACTCTTGAATAAAGTGCAATTTTTTTAGAAAATCATTTAGCAGACAAATATCAACCATTATTAAGTAAAACTAAAGAGAATATTTATGGCATCACCAGATTGGGAGGCCATCGAGTCGGCTTACTGTGCTTTGATCACTCACTGGGCTGGGTTATGATTTGCAAGTCAGGTGCGCGAGATGGCCGAGCGAAAGCTCTGACGGGACAAAGCGTGACATGAGCTACATCAGGCAGTGGTGCACGTGGCCGATACTGCATGAACGTGAGTTCGAATCCCACCCTGACAAATGACCGCCTACGGGCGGTTTTTATTTCCATCACAATTTGGATTCGGAAATATTCACTCCCATAGGAATGATGTCTTTTCTTGATTGAACACAATACTGGCGCTATGCCATTCCTTGCCATCAAGCAGCATTTCTACGCACTGCGTAGGATAAAGGTCATCAGCAGGTTGAAAACGTTCATATTCTGAGTCCGCATTAAGCATCACATCGTGATTCACGCTGACTATCCAACCATCTGGATTGGTAGGATTGGGCTCCCTTACACACAAAAGCCTGGCCTGAAAAAAATTATCAGGTAGGCCATCGAGCATACAGCCTGTTGCCCATTGAAGAAGCTCTTCTGTTGAATATTCTGGCTTAGAGTCTCGTTGTTTTTGCTGGTCAGTGATTAGTCGCTTGAGTGTGGTGAGAAAAGAAAACATACCGCCTCCTTGATTGTCCCAAAGATAACATTCATCGGCATAGCTCGGGGAGATGGTGGCTGGGTTTCTCTGGCCCCTAATGACGTGCTCAAGATAGACTACGTTCCAGAGCTAACCAAATAAAGTCCCAGCGATCTAGATACTTTTCATCTTCACCTTTTGCGACTTTGAATAGTGGTGCACTGTGATGCCAAGTGGAATTGCTCGCGACAACCTCGCTCGGAACGATGAAAACTTCAGGAGCATTTTTATTCGCTATATCCTCAGACATATTGCAGAACACGTAAAAGAAATCAGGAGAGGCAGCAGGCATGTGCTTGCCGACCATCCATTGACGTGGCTGACTCCTTGCCCATGAGCCTTTAACCTGAATGCTGATGCTCTTTGAACCGTCAATAGTGGCAATTATATCTACAGCGCTTGAGCCGCTTGTGGTTAGTGCTGCGCTTATTCCCAAGCGTGAAAGCATATAGGCAACGAAGTATTCACCTGCATCACCAGCGTTTTTAGAAGAGCGCTTAACAATTTCTGACATACTCGATCCTTTGGAATAAAACATGGCATTCACCGACAAACAAGAGATGTTCTGTCGCGAGTACCTCATCGATT